TCTGTAATTGGGCGCTCGCCCACAAACGCCTGCAATACAAGCGCATGCACATACGTTGTTTTTGTAACGCCGCCTCTTGCCAGTTTTACGCTCAAATAATCGTTTGTTACAAACTGCTTTAAGTCACGACCAACATACGTCGCCCCTTTGTGTCGGCCATACGGCACATAACGGGGCAACGAACGCACGTTTCCGTGATCGCTAACTTCGTAATACGTTTCAAAATTTGGCACTGCGCGCCATTGTTCTGTCATGTCAGCCCTTTCCGTAGCGGGTCATAGTTTCAACTTCAGCGTTCAAAGGCAGCCCATCCGCCCATGTTGGCGCTGTACACATCACACGTTTTAAATTCTCGGCAGCTTCTGGGTCTGCCGTTTCAAGCACAATCTCGTCATGCACATGTAGCACAACGTCATCGAGTTGGCGCAAGGCGTGGCGAAGCAAATCGTTGGCCACGGCCTGCGTCACATTTTCACATGCCAAGCCTTTCCAAAGCCTTGCTCTAGGCCATTCTTTTGCATCTTGCGCGGGTTTCCATGCCGCTTTGGCATAACTGACGCCCTCTGATTCCAATTTGGCATAGGGATAGCACAAAATGCGGCCAGAGGGTAGGGCATACCATAGGTGCTGACCATCAAACAAATATGTTATACGGCCAGCCTTAAATTCACGTCCCTTGTTTCTCATTGCTCTGGTGTAGGACTCCTCAAGCGCCGACCAATAAGGAACGCTCCAAGGATTAGCACGCCGCCAGCCATCAACCATTCGCTTGGCGACTGGCTCTGGGAGAGCGATGCCATAAGCGCGGCCCATAGCAGCAAAAGCACCGACCCCTCCAGCAAAACCGCACGCCAACTCTTGGACTTTCCCGATTTGTCTTTGATCTTTAGTGACGTCGCCCACTCGGACGTTAAAGGTAGCAGCGGCGTTGACTTTGTAAACGTCTTCGCCTGATTTAAAGAGATCCAATTTGTTTTGACCTCGGCCTGAGAGCCAGGGGTTGACTCGGGCTTCGATGGCTGCCCAGTCTGCGACGATAAGGTGTTTGCCGGCTGCGGGGATGATTGCAGGTCGGAGCATTCCTTTAAGAACATCGGTAACGCGCTTTCCATACCTTGGCACGATTGCATGGCCTCGCACCATTGCGTGACGGACATTGTCGGGTTCTTCGGCGCATTTTCGGGTGAAGTTGTGGACTTGGGCGCCGTAGGACGATGCTCGTCCTGTTGCTGAACCTCCAGCAAAGACAAACGCGCCTCTAACTCGCTGATCTTCTTCGTCTGCCAAAGCTGCGAGTCGACTGAATTTTGCAACCGACGACGCCCAAAGGTCGTCTGCGCATTGAATGACTTCTTGAACGTCGGCTGGGACTTCATCGGGATTCTCCATCAATAAAAGATTTGCTCGGACTGTCTTGTCGATGGAATATTTGCCGTCTTTTTCCATCAGCTTCTTAGCCTCTGGGCCGACACGCTCAAGCACCCACTCGCGCATGCGCGGTGACCGCACGCTGGCAATAGTGCCGCCGGTGACTTCTTGCACGATCTGCTCAATCTCAGTCAACTCGTCTGACGCGTATTTGACTGCGGCGTTGCATAGCGGCACGTCCACCAGCACGCCCCTGTCGTTAATCTTTTCGTTGACGTGATAGTCCAGCAGTTCATCTGCGCTCAAGGGGCGCATGGCCTTGCTGACCGCACGCATGGCACGCACGTCCTGTTCACAGTAGGCGATCATCTCGGCCATAAGCGCGGGATCGTTGCGGAACGTGCCGTCGGCCTGTGGGATCGACAGCAAGCGGATCAACTGCGCGCCTCTGTGATCTTTTTTCATAGACGCGCCAGCAAAGCGGCCGACGTCCTCAAGTGAGCCAGGCGCACAGTTGGCACGGGCTTGTGCTGCGGTGCAAACAAACTGTTCAAGCTCAAAATTGACCCCCAACACATACCAAAAAATTAGGCGTTCAAATGCCGCGTTGTGAGCGTAGATTGGGCCAGTGTGACGACTAAGCAACCATGTGGGAAAAGGTTGATCAGGCGTCCATGTCTCAACTTCATCGTCGTCAAAAGCGTAAGACATGCACAGCACTTCGGTGCTAGCGTCTTGGGCATAGTTGTACACGCCCTTGGCGCGTAGGTCGCACATACTGCGCGTTTCAAAATCTAACCAAAGCATTGGCGTCTCCTTTCCAATGGGCGCTCATAACGCCCATCAGAAAGGTTACGCTGTACGGCGGCGACGTGCAGGCGCTTTAGCAGCTTCCTGCTCGGCGGTTGGCCATGCTGGCTCATTGGCCTTAGGCGCTTCACCATCCATTGAAACCCACTCGACAACCTCAAACACTGGCGTGTAAATCTTGCCGTAGGATTTATGGGCGTAGTGGTCTTTTTTCAGACGCACGATTGGCACTGGCTTTGTTTGGTCTTTCTCGACCTGCTCGGCCAAGGCCACGGCCAAGGTTTGAACTGCGCGCTTACCGCCCACTGACGTGGTGGTGAAACGCGCTTCCATTCCTTTGTCTTCGCCGCTGATGCACTTGAGAGACATACCGACTTGCGTTTCCCAGCCTTTTTTGGCTGAAGGCGGTGCTTCATCCAACTCAGGGAGTGGGTTGCTAACGCTAGTCATCTTTTCGCCCAACACTTCGCCATCGCCCCAAGCAATAAAGCCGTGGACAAAAGAGAAAGGATTGACCGCCCAAACAGCGTCGTCCTCGACTTCGGTTTGATCCGCGCCAAAGACCCAGTGGCCAGTTTTGTCCATCTTGAGGATGACAACACCTGCTGGGCCTACTTCGGCTTGGATCGAACGCAAAGCGCTAGACAAAGTTGAAACGGCAGGCAAATTTGCTTGAGAGAAGGTTACTAGACTTGACATGATTTTCCTTTACTGGATTTTAGAAAGGGCAGCAGATAACTGTTTGCCCAAGAGCATCACTTCGGGGCGCGGATCATCCGTGCTTGCCAAAGTGTTACCTGAAGAAATGGCGACCACGAGGTCATCGGGTAGGCCGATCTTGCGCTTTTTGAGCGCCTTTTCGGCCTTCGCGGGGGAGACAACAGAGGACTCCATCACTTCAGATTCAGCAAGGCCAAGTGAGAAAAGGGCGACTTTGGCCTTTTCCTCATCCGACCATGAACGGATGGCACGCTTGGCCACCAGTTTGTATTCAGGTAATTTTGCGCCAGACTCAAGCATCTGCAATGCCAGAGCGCGCAGGTCTTTGATCCACTCCTCAAGCATGTCAGCGGTCTTGAGGTAATCGCTGATCTGCGGCGCTGGCAAGGCTTCAATTTGCACCTTCAGTGCGCGGTCGGCAGCACCAGTCATCTTGGGGCAAATAGGCTTGGCCGCGCACCAACGGCAGTGATCGCCCACGGCCAACTTGGCGCCGGGCTTTTCGGCTTGTTTGACTGCATTAACCAACTCTTGCTCAAAGCGGGCAATGCGCGCTGGCGTTGTCACCCAGCGGCGAACTTCAGGTGGCTGAACAATCACACACTCAATTTCATCGACATCATTGAACGCCCACTGCGCATCCGGCGTGCGCATGGCAGCCGCCGCGTAGAACATCAACTGTGGGTTTTCCTCAACCTCGACCATGACGCCATCGCCAAATTTCCAATCGAGTACAACAGCGCGATTACCAAGACGACCGATAAGATCAGTAGACCCGAAAACGCCAGGCAACAAGTCACCAAACCCAACTCTTGTTTCGGCTTCGATTTCCATAATTCGCTGTGGGTCGATTGCATCTAACGCCTCCAGTGCGGGTTTGATTTTAGAGTCAATCAACTCTTGCGTCAGGACTTGGTCTTCGTAGCGCGAGTCAAGATAATGCTCAGGGGCTTCGTCACCCATGATGAGTTCGGCCATGACGTTGTGTAGGAGTGTGCCTTCGTCAGCGTATTTGTTGGAAGGTCTTGGCGGCATCTTCTGCACCAGCGCCACACTGCCGGGGCAGTTGATGACGCGCTTGGCGGTAGAGCCGCCGACGATATTTGAGTGAAGCACTTTACTGTCCTTTATTAAATTGAACTTGAATGTTAGCACAAAAAATAAAAGTGTGTTAAACTTTTTGACATGAAAGAAAAAGAAATTGAAATTTATTTTGACTGGGCTGTGCAGCGCGTCGGTGGCCGGACTTGGAAGTTTACTTCGCCCGGACGCAAAGGTGTAGCAGATCGCATTGCGTGTTTACCCGATGGCCAGACGTGGTTTGTGGAATTGAAAACCAAAGGCGGCAGATTGTCAGAGTTGCAAAAAATGTTTCAGACAGAAATGGCGCTATTGCGTCAAAACTATATGTGTTTATGGACTAAGGAACAAGTTGATGGCTGGATTAAAAGTATTAGTGGCGTGTGAGTACAGCGGCCGTGTACGCGACGCGTTCATACGGGGGGGGGTGTGACGCTATGAGCTGTGATTTGCTACCTACGGATGCGCCTGGACCTCACTATCAAGGCGATGTGCGTGATGTCTTAGATTACCCATGGGATTTAATGATTGCCCACCCGCCTTGCACGGATCTATCTGTGTCCGGCGCAGCTTGGTTTGCAAAAAAGCGCGCCGTAGGTGCACAACAAGCCAGCGCGTCTTTTTTTATGTTGTTGGCAAAATCAAACATTCCCCGCATTGTCATTGAAAACCCTGTTTGTGTTATGTCATCCCTTTGGCGCAAGCCAGATCAAGTTATCCAGCCGTGGATGTTTGGCCATATGGAACAAAAGGCTACTTGCCTTTGGCTCAAAGGCATACCGCCGTTGACGCCTACAAACAATGTCAAAGAACAAATGATGCAACTGCCAAAAAATCAACGCGAACGCTTGCATTATTTGCCCCCTTCTGAAGATCGTTGGAAGTTGCGTTCAGAGACTTATCAAGGCATCGCTGACGCGATGGCAGCGCAATGGAGTTAAGGCCCTATCAAGAGACAGCCGCTGACTTTCTCTTTGAGCATGACCGCGCCATGATCTTGGCGCCAGTGGGTGCGGGTAAGACCGCCATCACATTGACGGCCATGTGGGAAATGATCCGCGACGGGCATGTGAAGCGCTGGCTGGTGCTGGCGCCCAAGCGCGTCTGTACGGACGTGTGGCCAGTCGAGCGCCCTAAGTGGGCTGACCGCATTAGCATGGCTCTGTGCGTTGGCACACCTAAGCAGCGCTTAGACGCCCTTAAAAGCAACGCCCAAGTGGTTGTGACCAACTACGATAACTTGCAATGGTTGGCCGAGCAGAAGCTAAATTTTGACGGCGTGGTGTTTGACGAACTGACACGGCTCAAGAATCCATCAGGCACACGCTTCAAGGCGTTCCTCAAAGTGGTTGACCCCATGACCGTGCGCTGGGGCTTGACTGGCTCATTTACCAGCAACGGCCTTGAAGACGTCTTTGGCCAGTGCAAGATTGTTGACCAGTCCCTGCTTGGCCGCAGCAAAGGCGCGTTCATGCAGCAGTATTTTGTGCTGATCAACAAGGAGTTTGGTGAATGGTCGCCCAGAGTGGGGTCGCTTGAGAAGGTTATGAACGTGATCAAGCCTGCCACATTTGTCTTGGAGGCAGGTGAGTATAAGGACAAGCTGCCGCCTTTGCATACGGTCGAGGTCAAGTGCGACATGGATTTGGCGCCCTACAACACACTAAAAAAAGACTTTGTGCTAGACGGCATCACAGCAATCAACGCAGCAGTTGTCACAGGCAAGTTGCAACAACTGGCGTCAGGTTTTGTTTACGACACGACGACCACGCCGTCAGAGTCGCCGGGCAAGTTTACATCCACCCAGCGCCCGATCTGGTACAGCCTGCACAAGTTTGAACGCCTTGAAGAATTATTAGATGAGAACCAGCATGCCAACACCATCATTGTGTACAACTACCAAGAAGAACTTGCCGAACTCAAGCGCCGCTTTGGACGCCTGCAAACCCTTGACGACACCGACGCCATTGAGCGATGGAATAAAGGCGAAATACAACTGCTCGCTGTACACCCAAAGTCAGCAGGCCACGGCCTCAACCTCCAATTTGGCGGCTGTCACATGGTGTTTCTGTCTTTGCCGTGGAGTCTGGAATTGTACGAACAGACCCTTGGTCGTCTGCACCGCAGCGGGCAGAAACACGCTGTGTGGTGCTACGTGATGCTGACCAACAAAACGGTAGATGAAAAAATTTGGACGGCCTTGCATGATAAGCGCGCCATATCTGATATTGCAATGGAGGAATTAAAGTGAGCGAACAGGATTATCTGCGACTGGTTGAGAAGCTGGCCAGCGAATTGGTCAAGGCGTTTAACAGCAGCCTTGACTACCACCAATGGGACAAGGCGCTAGACGCGCTAGAAGCCGTACTGAAAGACAAACCATGACGTGGCCATTCCCACCGTTTCCAAACCCCAAGGACAAAGGCGCTAATGTGCCTAAGTTCAACCCTGATAACTTTGAGGACGCACCCAGATGAAAACACATTTTTGTCCACAAGAAAAACAATTTGTAGAGTATGAACATGAGTGCAATTGGTGCGGTCAAAAAGAAATGAAGGTTTTAATTTACACCAAGCGAAAATGCCCAGACTGTACGGCAGTCAAAGATTTTTTAAGAGCTAAAAACATTGAATATGTTGAGATGGACATGGAGTCTAGCCCCGATTTACCCCACATTTTTATTGATGGCCAGCGCGTAGATGGTTTGGCCGGACTACAGGAAGCACTTAAATGAAACGAATTGACCAATGGAAATCTAAACTCAAGGTAGCTAAGGCCGAGCTGCGCATCAGGGGTCGTGAGGCCAACGCTGCCGCCCGCGCCGTCATTCGCATACACACGACAATCACACAATTGGAGAAGAAAATTGACAAACACTTGGCGAAGCCTTAACAACGAACTTAGCAGGATGAGCGAGGAAAACGTCCTTATGCTGCTTAACGAGGAACGTGAGGGCGCTAAACGCGTCACCATGCTTCAGCGCCTTCACCAGCGCTACAACACCTTGCGCGTAGCGCGGGAGAGACTAGAACTATTAAAAGGAGCAACACAATGATCAACTGGACACCCCCTGAAGGCACCAAAGTGACTTACCCAAGCAAGAGTCTGCAAGACCGCGCATTTAACTACCAGCGCGGCTCAGACGTGCAAGCGCTCTGGCGTGAGCATGGCTGGACACCGCCCAGTGAAGGCATGACACCACCCCCGCCTGAGAAAGCGTTTGAACTTAGGAGAGTCAGGTAAATGCCTCGCCCCAAACCACCTGAACCCCTACTAGGCCGACAAGTCCGAATGTCTGATAGACATTGGATGATCTTGCAAGAACTTGGCGGCGCTGAGTGGCTGCGCAAACAACTGGACAAGAACGCCAAAATGCCGGCCAAGTATTACTCCACGTTTTTAAAAAAAGAAACCAATGACTAGTGGATGGAGAAAACGACAAATTCAAATACCCAAGTTTGATATTTGGGAACGTGAAACTCTGGTTGACTTTGCTGGCGAATGCTATGTCAAACTGTGTGAACAGGACGACCGCATTCAGCAGTTGCAATGCGACCTAAAGACAGCCATTGAGGCGTACAGAGCGCTAACTAAGGAATAGGCGGCGCTCGTCTATACGGCGGTTTTGCAAGCCTTTTAAGACCTTGCCACCGCCCATGCAATACTTCAAAAGTTCCTCGGCAGCGCCCTCTTTATCACCCCGAAGAACCTTCTGACGAAGCGTCGAACGCTGGAGTGTTCCCAGACCGACATTAAAACTAAAAGACACAAGGCTATCAAACATCCCTTGTGTAAGAGGGACAGGGCAGAAACGCTCCACGCCTCGCTCAAAGCGATCCAGATCGGCTCGAAGAATTGCATCTACTTCGTCTTTTGAAAACGATCGGTTATCTTCTGGATGAAGCGCATAAGCGCCTCTTTGATCAATTGGCATCTTGCCTTGATTTGGGTAAAGAACATGGCCTACTCCTATTGTCCACAGCTTTGCTGGGCACTGGTATGGTTTAAATCGAACACCCTCATGGTGTTTGATCATCTCAATGGTTTTGGGGCTGACATTCATTTGCCAAACGCCCGACCGCCAAAATGGAACGCTATGATGCTGGCAAACAACGCCTGGGTGTCAGAGTCCCACAGCATCTCAGCCAACTCTACAAAAGTAACACCATTGTGCCAGCCGTAGGCAAACAGGCCAACATCTACAAAAACTAATAAAAAGAAAAACCCATAGGTAATGATTGGGCGAACGCTGGCGCGAAGGTTCCGCATCCAAGTAGATGTGCCTTCATTCAGGCTTGTATCGTGGGCGTAGATGGCTTGCATTTCAGCCTGCTGGGCGCCGATGATGGCTTGGCTAGTAGCCGCCGCACTTTCAGTCTCTAATTGCTCTGTGCGGATGTGCTCGATACGTTCTTGCGCTTCAAAGCCTGCCTTGCGCAGTTCCAACTCGCGCTGGATCTGCATTTGCGCTAGCGCCAACTCATGCAACTTATCGGCGCGGTCTTGAAAGAAGTCCAGCAACTTGGGCAGGCCGCCCATTAAAAATGAAATTAAAGTTGAGAGTAGAGTTAGCATTACAGTCCAATCATTTCAATTCAAAACTTAAATTTGCATGGCGAGGATACTGCACTATACGCTCACCCTCTGGGCATTTGTATTTGATGGCCGCCAACAAAGTAGCTTTGCCGGGCGCAATCTTTTCTTTTTGCACCATCGTAAGCTGGTAAGTGAAAGTGTCAATTTCTGGCCCTGCTGGGCCGCTAAACTTGCTGGCCGTGGTGGTCGCTGCGTGAACCATCCCCGCAGCGTCACGGATGCTTGGTGTAAAACTCTCAACAGAGCAGTCGTCACGCTTCTTGATCCGCGCAACAGTGACGTTGATGGGCTTACCAGCTTCTGCCGTGATCTTAAAGTTCTCAGGCGACCACTCAATGATTGCGCGGTCAAACCAGCCAAACTTGTCGGCCAATGTGTAACTGCCGCCAAGTGCTGCAACACTGGCGGCAACCGCGCCAATAGCCTTGGTTACGTCAATCATGTTACTTGTCTACTTTATTGTCCAATTTGTCAAATATTTTACCAAGCATTTCTTTAACGTCACGCATGTCAGCGCGGTAGTCATCACGGGTGACGTAGTTCAATGGCATAGCCCGAACGTCAGTGTCTAAGCGCTCTAGTGATCGGTAGATGTTGTTCAGTATCCAACCACCCAAAAATCCCGCAAGACTGACCGCGATGTTAAATAAAACTTGCGTGTCCATTATCTAGCCAATGCGTTTTCGTTACGGGATTCAGGGGCAAGGTTGTTGGTAGGCGCTTGCGGTAAAACTGCGGCGCGCGCGGCGGCAGCGCCTTTTGCGCCCCATGTTGACGGGTCAGTTAAGACTTTTAACACTTTGCTACGCTCTGCTGCGGGCAATGCGTTAAGCAATTCCAGCGCGTTTTTACCTGACAACGCACCTTCGCGCAACTTGGCGACTACTTTTTTGTTTAGACGTTGTTCTAACTCCGAGAAAGTAAGGTTGCCAATTGCAGCTTCTCGATTTAACAAGTTGGGAAACCGAGGAAACGTACGGCCTACATCACTGATAACTTCACCCAAGCGTTCTTTGCCCGCAACGGCTGCAACTTCCATGCTACCCGCGCGCTCAATATTTGCCGCCACTTTTGCCAGCGTTGGCATTTTGCTACCCATCTCTTTAAAGATGTCGTAACTGCCTGGCCCAAAAATAGCTTCTACTGCGTCTGGATTATTGCCGCGCACAAGGCGAACATACTCTTGCGGTGATTCTTGAAACAACTTGGCGGCTTGGGCTGCCATTGCTGTTTGGTCGATGGCTTGCCGTCCTTGCGAGTATGTCTTAAGGTAATCGCGCCAGCCCGTACCACCGGCGGTCGTAATTGCATCATCAATTAACGGGCGCACTTCTTCCAACACCTTGCGCGTCACTTTGGCGCTGATCTTAGGATCCGTTTGACCCATGATCTGCATGATGCGCTCGTTGATGCCTTCTTTGCGAAGGGTGTACAAGTCGTGCGCGTCAATAACGCCGCCGCCCTTTTGTGTTAGGTTGGCGATGTCGTCTTTAACTGCTTCTAACACTTTGGTGACATTTGAACTTGCACGCAAGCCAGGCTGCGCCAACTTAGCATCAAGCGCGCCAGTAATTGCGCCAGCATCCAGCGGGCGCAAACCGTAATCTTCAAGACTGCCAATTTGACGCTCAATAAAACCCGCTTCAGCGCGGCGTTGTTTTGCAATGTCAGCAAAAATGTCGGACGTTTCTTGCCATTGTTGCGCGCGGTCGCCAGCAGACAAGAAACCAGGTTTACCCTTAGCGGCTGTGGCCGCTTGTTGCGCGGCTTCAGTAACTGGCGAAACCATAGCTTGACCGGGCAATGGTTGACCGACAGGAATACCGCCACGCAACGCATTGATCATTCCAGCCTGACGTTGTTGCGCTTGAGGCGCCAGTCGATTGATTGTTTGCCCAGCTTGGTTGGCAGCTTGCAATTCAACATTCCGCATGTCTGCGGTCAACTGGTTAAGTCGTTTTATAGACTGGTCGTAGATGCTACGGGCTTCAGTAGCGTTTGCCGATTGAGCAGCACGTTGCAAATCGCCCAGATCGGCAGCGGCTTGCTGCTTGAGAATGCTTGACATCTCATCAGTACGACTAGAAAACTTGTACAGCGCCTGCATCGCATCATTTTGAATACCTGCCGTGGCTTGTGCGGCGGTTAAGTCTCCAGGCGCCGCCTCCAAAGCAGCGCGGATTGCACCAATGCGGTCGCCCGCTACTTCGCGGCTAATTCTGCCTGCTTTGATATTTGCCAATTGACCAGTAAAAGCGTCTTTAAGAAAACCCGCGTTTTTTGCAAGCACGTTAATAATTGGAGGCGCAACCGCTGCCACAATTGCGCCGCCCGTAGCGCCCGCCGCAGCTTCGTCAGGGTTTATTAGTCCAGCAGTAGCCCCACCTGTGATTGCGCCGCCTGCAACACGTGTGCCTAAATCTAATGCGCGGGCGGCAATAGGCGCGCCTTGCACTGCTCGGCCAGTAGAAAAGCCACCTGTGCGGATGGCCTGCGCCAAAGGCGCGGCGGCAGGAATTGCTTTTAAGGGTGCAGCAATTGCGCCACCAACGGGGTAGGTTGCAAGAACTTCCGCAGCTAATTCACCTGTGCCAGTAGAAATTGGAAACTCTTCTTTGAAGGGCGCTACACGCCCTTGTGACTCTGCTAGACGGCGCGCGGCATCTTCTTGCAAAAATTGGCCTGCGCTGGTTGCGCCGACTTTTTCCAAGCCCATACCAAGTAATCTTTGGCCACCAAACATAACGTTGCCGCCACCGCTAATAATACCTTCAGAAGCAGCTTGAATTGGCGCGCCAATAGTTTCAAAAAACCCACGTTGCCGTGGGCCGGGAATACCGGCTGACGCGGGTTGTTTTGGTATGAGATCGTCATACCCAGAAGAACGCGCGCTTTTAGCAGGGATTAGATCTTCATATCCGGTAGCCATTTACAACTCCTGACCGGTGTTTTGTTTGAACCGTTGACGTACCGCAGCGGCTGGCGCGCCCGCAGCAATTGCCGCATTTGCATTTGCGCGTTCTTGCGAAACGTTTGACGCCGCGCCATCTTTCTTTTTGGCAGAATATGTACCGCCGCTGTCAATAAATCGGCGTACGTTCTGCAAGATTTCTTGGTTGGTTTCAATGCTACGGCTTGGGTCAGTCAAAGAATTAAGCCAAGTGGTCAATTCAACGTTAGAGTTTAATTGCTGTGACGACATGCCAGTTGCGCCTTTGATAGCGTTTAGCAATTGCAAACGAGAACTGGCGATAACGTCGCGCTGCGTTTGCGCTTTGGTACCGATAGTTCGTTCTGCAATTTGCCCAGGCGCAGACGCTGAAATGCTTGCCAAAATGTTGGAAACTGCATTGCGCTTTTCACTTGGAATAGCTTTGCGGGCTTCCAAATCAGTGTACGCAGTCTCAAGCGAATCCAAAATATTGGTTGCTTGCGTTGCGCCTTCTTCTTTCTTCGCCGCAACGTCGCCTAGTTTTGCGGCGGCTGGGCCGCCTGGAATTGCTTCCAAATCACCCTCCGGTGTAAATCGGTAGCCAAGAGGCGCTTTGCCCATTGGCGCGCCAGCCACAGGCCCAGCAGGCGGTTGCATAAACTTAACGGTAGCAGGTGTAAACGGTACCATACCAAGCGCTTGCTCACGCGGCACGTAGGTCGGACGACCATCTGGCCCCATGACCGCAACAGGCGCTGTTGGAGCTGGTGCAACTTGAGGCTTGCGAATAAATGTGCGTGAAGCAGGGTCGTACACATCGCCAGTAGGCGTGACTTTTGGTTGCTGAGATTTAATCCACTCAGACATGCCCATTGCTTCTTGTTGGCGATAGCGCTCAAACTGAACGGGATCATCAGGCACCTCAGCCAAGGCTTGTTCTAGTGTGCCGGTTTGCGACAGAACCGCGCCAACATCAGGGTCAGCGTATTGCATTTTTACCAACTCACGCGCAGTGTTGGGGTCACCGGCGCGAAGCAAACGATCTCGAAACATGCCAGCTTTTTGAGCAACGGCTTGCGCTTTTACGTCGCGCTCTTGTTTACTAATAGCGCCGCGCGTTTGTTGCATTCGCAAGGCATTTATTTCTTGCTCTTGCGCCATTTTCTGTTGCTCTTGCGCCATCTTTTGCTGCTCTAAAGCATTGACGCGTTGTTGTTCTTGACCTTGTACCAAACCTTCGTAAAAGTTTGCAGGGCCAGCTTGTTTAAGCATATTAAAATTAACGGCCATGATCAATACTCCCCTTCACCAAACGTACCGCTACCGCCGCCAAACGCGCCGTATTTGTATGTGGGGTTTAAGTATTTACCTAAAGCGCTACCAAGTTGGCCATACGAAGACGATCTTGCTTGTTGACCAGCTATTAGAGCGTTTGCAGACGTTTCGCCTTGGCCGGACATAATGTTACCAGCGCCAGTTGCATAATTCTGACCCGCCGCGTTTAAAGATGTTGCCGCAACAGGGCCATATCCAGCCAAACTTGCCAATCGGTTATAGCCGGTAGTTTCACGGGCTACGTCAGCGTTATATGCTGTTAGCGCTCGGTTGTAAGCGCTGCCGTATTCTTGACTACCCATTTCTTGACCATAACGTTGCGCCGCTTTTAACGCGCCGCCAGAAATCAAACCGCCACGGGCCGCAGCTTGACGATCAAGCGCTTTCTGGCCTTCTGCCAAGCGAAAAGCGTAGCCAGGGTCTTGACCTAGTTGCACTTGCCCCGTAAACGCGGCGGGCATGTTGGTATATTGATTACGCAACTGACCTAACGCATTAACGCCAGCTTCATAAAAAGGTTGTTGCCTTGCAACACCTTCTTCGTACATTCTTGTGCGTAGTGCTAAATCGCGCTCCGCAGCAGCGTTTGCAGTTTGAGCAGCTTCACGAGCCGCGCCTGTTGCGCCGCCGCCAGTAGCCTCTTCAGTAGCACCACCAAGCGATGCACCTAAAGCCATGCCCGCAGGCCCGCCTAAAAGAAAACCAGCGCCTGCACCTATAAGTTGACCCCATCCCATAATATTCTCCTTAAGTCACTTCGCGTCCGGAAACGCGGATGTTGATTGCGCTGGCTGTGCCTGCAATTGTACTGATAAAGTCGCTAACGGCAAGCACTTGGCCAACCAGTTCAGGAAACGTGTAGACCTCAGACGCCTGCAAGGTTTTGGTCTTGGTGATCAAGTTGGTATTGCCAGCCGAGCCTGCTGATGTGACCAAATTCACGCTGATTGTGGCAGCAGAGCCGCTAATATTAGTTGCGGTGAATTTGTCGATAATGGCAGTAACGCCAGTTGCGGTGTACTGGGTAACTTGGGTTGCTTCGGCAAACTTTGCCGGTACGAGGACTTTGACGGTGACTGTCATGGTTTACTCCAATAAGAGGCAATTATTAGCGGCGCGTTGCATAATGACCCAATTAGTGCCGTCAGACACCATTGTCACCCAATTTCCTACAACTGCCAAGAGGATTGCTGTGCCAGCAGTCGTGCTGTCAATTGGCACAACATTGCTTGAGGCCGAGTTAACCAACTGAGCCTGTATATTCTTAATTGTAATCTGGCGGCCAACGTATGAAGACGGTGCAGGCAAAGTTGCTACACAAGTCGATCCAGACTTATTGTTGATATACCATGAGCTTGTGCCAACTGTAAAATCAGCAGTTACAGTTACTGGCGCCGTTGATAGCGCGTTAATGCTTGCGTTAATTGTAGCTATGTCAAAAATGGGCTGCGCTTGCAGACCCTCAATTTGCTTTTGCAATTCAGCAATCTGAGACACCAAATCAGAATCTGACGGCAACGTCTGCAATTCCTGATTAACTGAGAGCAAAGCCGCATCATAAGACGCAAGCAAAGATTCAGAACTTGGGCCAACAAGATCGTCAACAACAGTTGTTGCAATGTTATTAAGTGACAAGAAAAACAAATACCAAGCGCGATCAATTAAACCCGTGCGCGGGTCAACCATCGGCACTCGCGGCGGCGTGATTGGCGTTGGTGTTGCGTTAGGGCTAGGCATTCGTTGGGCTCAGAATAAGTTCTGCGCCCATGATTGCAATTTTCACAGGATCAGTACCAGACACCTCATACACTCGGTCACGCAGTTTGACAGTCATGCCCAGACGGCGCCAGATTACACGTTTGTAATACTGACCGATCTTGCCCATGGATGTCCAATGCTCGTTTGACCATGTGTGGCCACCATCGTCTGAAAAGCGGAGCATGACTTGAGGATCGTATCCCGGTGTGGCAAGGTAAGAATTGGTGACAATTTCATAGCCCGTAATATCAGTGTCTGATAGATCAAACTGGCCTAAAGGCTCAGAACCGTCCCCTGCCTCAGTGGTCAAGGTGACGCCTGATTGAGTAGCTAAATACGTTTGCACATATTCGGCCACAAGATTTAACCCCGACTCAGTATCTATGTTTTCACTCTGATAACTGGGGAAAGCATTTAAACCAACGCCAGACTCGCAGTCAAGTTGCAACATGTGCTGAGTTGTGCGCTTGAGGGTGTTAGTGCCGGTAGGCAATGCACGCCATGAGCGCAGCCATTTTTGGATGCTGCCATTGTCCGAATAGTCATCTAAGTCAAACGCATAGATGTTGCCGTTCTGAAAATCGCCGATCACAATTTTGTTGTTGAACGCCATCTGGCAGTTGCCACGGTGACGGGTAAAATCGCCATTGACAAAGCCTGCACGCTCGTGCCAGGCTTGTGTTGCCGCGTCATAAACCCAAGTTGTATTGGCAGTAGGAAAAACCAAAACATAAAAGCTGTGGCCGTCTTGTTGATATGTGTAACCAATAGCGTCCGACAAATCAGCGTACTGTTGAATCTGCCACTCAACAGCGTGGGTGGAAATCCGAACACCTGCATAACCATTGGCGCGGTAGACAATACCTTGGCCACGGCGGTCACGACCAAGCCAGAACAGGCCGTTGTCCATTTTGGCTATGGAGTAAGGGGCAGCGCACCCTAATTCGTTAAACGCGCCTTGGATGCGTTGCAAAGGGAAATCTGTTGCGCCAGAGTCAAACCATACTTCAATGGAGTTTGTGCCAAACGCCCACACTTCACGGAAGTTAGACGTTACGGCTACCAAGCCGTCAGGTGAGCCTTCAGTGCTGACAAACTCTAACGGGTCAATAGATGTGCCGTCCAGTAGCTGTGTTACCCACATCAATTGGCTGTTTGGTTCGTTAAATACAAAGTAACCATCCAAATAGCACACGGTTGTAGCGCCGGGGAAGTCAGGATCAGTAATCTGGCCAAAAGCGTTTGTCGTGTTGTTGTAGATGTAACTGGGGCCATTGGCCGCAATGAACAACTGCGTGCCGTTGTCAGCCAGACTGACGGGGCCAGTGCCTATTACCGTGCCAATCAGCGTGGCCACATACGATGTGGTGATCTTGTAAAGCTGAGTGCCTGACACGACAAACGCTGTGCTGTCGTTAGACGAGAACGCCCACAGACCTCGAATCGGGCCAGTGCCAATGGTGTTGAGTAATTTTAAACCAGGGGCGCGGTTTAAAAACGCAGGCTCTTTACCGGCCTCGGGAACAATTTCGGGAAAAAGGTTGACCATCCGCGCATCTGCCGCATTGACAGACCGCGCTACATAGGTAGAGCCAAGAATCGGCGTTTTCATTAAGCGACTGCCGCACCACGGAATCCAACAACCCACCAATCAGTACCAGCAAACTGGAGCGTTACCGAATCACCAACTGCATTAAATGTGATTGTAGTTGCACTTCCAAGGTTGGTTGGGGTCAAAACACCCGTATCACCACCAGCGGCTTCTGCAACATAAATAATTGTCTTGAGTTGGCCTTGTGCGCCATCTGCAAGCGTCAGCGCATTACCCGTAGCGGTTGACGTAAATGCAGTGGCAAGACTTGTGATATTCACTGCGCCAGGGCCACTCAATGCCTGCACTGCACCTGATGCACCAGTGCCGCCATTTGCAACTGGTAAAGCACCCGTCACGCCAGTTGTTAATGGCAATCCTGTGCATGACGTAAGAGTTCCAGACGTTGGCGTGCCAAGAATTGGAGTCACTAATGTAGGAGTGTTGGCAAATACGTTTGCCCCTGTGCCTGTTTCATCCGTCAAGGCTGCAGCAAGATTGGCGCTGCTTGGTGTTGCCAAAAATGTGGCAACGCCAGAACCTAATCCACTTACGCCGGTTGCAACAGGCAAACCCGTGCAACTGGTCAAAGTGCCACTAGCAGGCGTACCAAGCGCAGGCGCAACCAGTGTCGCATTGGTAAACAACAGCGCATTGGTGACTTGTTTAGTTGTGCCTGCTTGCACAATTGGCAAGACATCAGTAACGGCGGCGGCGGCTGCTACGGGAAGGGAGGTGATTGCAATGGTGGCCATGTTAGTAGTTTCCTGCGTAAATGTTGAATCGTTGACGGTTGGCCACTAATGCGTAAGGCAATGCCATTACGTCATCTGGGTTATTGATACGTTTAAGGTCACGTTTGGAAGTCATGGCGATGCGCTGCACTTGGGGACTTGGCTCAACGCCAAACTCGGGGGCAAACTCCATGGCCAAGTTGTAAGTAAACGCACGCAGATAACCTGGTGGGTAGTACAAAACCGTGGACAAGTTGGCAGGGTTGTTCAGTTCTTGAACCGACACAAAGTGAAACTCCAAGTCCTGCGTGGGGCGTGGGTAGAGATATATCTCAATGTTAGGAAACGTCATGTTGACCCACATAACTTGTGGATAAGTAGACGTTACGGTCTTAACAGCAATACCGTTGTACTGCTGTTGGTTAATCATTTTGATGCCATACGACACGTTGTTGGCCGCTTTGAAGTATGTAGCATCGTCAAGCAAGATAGGGCGAAGACCTATGAAATCACCAGACGGGCCAAGGGTGCGGCTGATAAAACTCGCAGGCCATGTAAAAATTTGATCTTGCGTGGAGAACACTGACAGACGCTCGGTCTGCCAGCTGTCAATCATTTGGTTGAGCGCCATCAAGGCGTCTTGAGATGTCGCGGCAGAGGGCGTTTCACCTTCAGCAAGCACACCGAGAAGCCGAAGAGCGCGTTCGATTTGTTGGCCAGCGGTGTACGTTGTCATGTTTAGACCTCTTCGGTAATCACTTTTCTACGGCGCTTAACTTCCAGCACGTTCACAGGAGCCGCTTCAGGTTCAGAAAGCGTGTCTGGATTGTAGCGTGTCCAGCCATTTTTTTCATCCATTTCAGCCTCTAAATCCATGGTTGCCACTTTGGCGCCATGAACAGGGTGAGTCAGTGTAATGTTCATAATAGAAAGGGGGTGATTAGCCCCCTTTTGGTTAGGATGCTACTAATGGAACAGAATACCATTGAGTAGTAGAAGACGCTACCA